CACACCTATACACAATTTGAAGTGTAAGGAATGCTGGAAAGTGACGAAACTTTGTTGACGGCGGACACGCAATTTTGCGTCCACCGGCGACCCCGTTTCCTAGGGATCGACTTGTTCTGTTTTTGTTTTTTAATATATCTGATCTAATGTCATCCCACCAAAGTGGCAGGTATGCGGGTGCTCCAATGAGCAAAAACCCCGTCTTATCGTGACAGAAGAATCAAGCGCGTTCGAAGAGAACTGCTATGTTCTCATCTCGTCCGTTCCACAACAATGTGGGGAGCGCCGACCCGGAGACCTGAATTGGTCGTAAGGAAAGCAGCTGACCTGGCTCGTTGATCGACACAATTGTCGATTGAGCTAAGGTAACGTACGGGACAGTACCGTTTGAGATGTTATTGGCAAAAACATGAGATGTCCTTGTTTCATTGATGTAGACCGCAAATGCAGTCGCAGCGTCAACGTTACAGCCGGAGATCAAGAATGTAATTTTGTATCGACCTATGGGCATTTCAAAGCCCTGCGTACCGAGGTTAACGATCCCAAAAGGGTTCGCAACTTCCGTGTTATACACTAGCACGTCTTCGTAGTCGACAATTCCACTCGATTGATCGTGAGTGAACATTGAGATGACTCCTGGAGGAATACCTCCACTCGAGCCACCTACTTGTTTATCCACCAACTCAATATTGTACTCAACCTCAAGATAACCGTGGGCTGACGCGTCAGCGCACCCTTCTGCGGAGACGTGAAGTCTTCCGAAGTCGTATGTCTTGAGATCAGTGCCGGGTATCACGCTAGATCGCGTAAACAGTTTGTGTTTCCGGACGGGGACCTTCATTTCGAAGATCCGCCACGGAGCACCATCAATCCACACGGTGGACTGAGACTGAGCGATCGCGGACGCCGGAGGAGAGTCCAAAGTGTCATAATCAAACGACATAAGGATATTCCCTGCGGCATCGGTACCCTTGAGGTTCTTGTACCTGTACGTGATGGAGTGAACAATGTACGACTCATATAGAGCTGCATGTCCACTTAACCAAGGGAAGCTAT